CAGGGTGTGGTCATGCTGAACCTGCCCTTCACGCTCGTCCCGACCTCCTCGGGTAACGACGAAATCACCCTCGCTTACACCTGATCCGCATGGCTTTCGTTCTCAAAAAGGTCGCGTCTTACAAATGGCCAGTCACGGTGGAAACACCTATTGATGGCGGCAAATTTCAAAAGCAAACGTTTGACGCGATCTTCAAAAAGATGAGCCGGTCTGAATTTAATAATTTGGTTGAGCAGGGCGATGATGCCTTGGTTGATCAGATTGTTGAAGGATGGGAGGGCATTACTGATGAGGACGGCAAAGAAATTCCTTTCACTCAAAAGACGAAAAAGGAATTGACAGACGATCCTTACGTGATGCGTGCGCTGATTACTGCTTATGCAGACAGCGTGATGGGAGCTTCACAAAAAAACTAAGGGACGCTGCTCGTCATTGTTTTGGGGCGAGTGGCGAGGACGAGGAAACTGAAGATGATTTAGTCGCCTTGGGTTTGATGCCTGAGGCGATTGCAGATTTGCGGTCTCAACGAAAGGCGCGTGACTTTGGGGTGTGGGAAGAGAACTGGGACATCGTGATGATGTTCTTGCGCATGCAGACGCAATGGAACGTTGGGATGCGAGGTGCGACTGGCCTTCACTACCCTAGTTTGGAGTCTCTCTGTAGACTGTATTCAGTCAAGGAACCTGTCGTCATTTTCGAAGGCGTACAGATCATGGAGCGAGAAGCCTTGACAGTCATGAACGAGCGCAAGTCATGAGCCAAGTCACTGAACTGCTGGTACGGATCAAGGAGCAGGGCGGTGAGCAGCTCACACGGCTTCAAGGCAGCCTGAAAAATCTTGCGCAACAAACTGCTGCAACAAATATTAACTTCAAGGAGGCGTCTGCAGAGCTTCGCAGGATTCAGCAAACGTCAACGCAAAGTATCAACAACCTGAAAGGGTATTCGAGTGCTTGGCGTGAGATCGCGAATAGCGTTGACATCGCAAGTGCTGAGTTCAAGCAAGCAACAGCAGAAGCTGATCGCCTTGATCGTCAACTGAATAAGATTCAGGGTCGCTCTGGTGGGCGTGGTGGCCTTGCAAAGGGTGCTCAGATTGCTGGCACGATTGCTGGCGCTGGCGTCTTTGGTGGCCTTGAAGGCGCTCTGGGTGCTGGTATTGGCGGTGTTGTTGGCGGTGTCCCTGGCGCGATTACTGGCGGCGCAATTGGTGCACAAGTTGGGGCACTTCGTCAGGCCGTAGGCGCAATCGCTGAAAACATTGCAGCGCTGAACAAGTATCGAATCGCGCTAGCTGGCGTCAGCAAAGATCAAGATGATTACAACGAAAGCATTAAAGCGGTCAGTGGATTTTCAAAACAATTTTTGCTGCCTCTGAGTCAGACGACTGAGCAATACACACGACTGAAGGCAAGCATTATTGGCGCTGGGCTGAGTACAAAAGAAACCAACGTTGTCTTTCGTGGTATTTCTGCTGCAATCATTGGCACTGGTGGAAACGCCGAGAAGCTCAACGCAGCCTTGAATGCTACTTCGCAGGTCTTCAGCAAGGGCAAGGTTAGCGCTGAAGAATTAAGACAGCAGATTGGTGAGCGATTGCCTGGTGCATTCACAATCTTTGCGCAGTCGCTGAACAAGACACCTGCTGAACTCGACAAGGCATTGGAAGATGGCAAGGTTACTCTTGCTGATTTCTTGAAGTTCAGCGAAGAACTGTTTAAGCGTTACGGCAAAACTGCTGAGATTTTGGCATTAGCACCTGAAAACGCAGGCGCACGAATGAAGGTTGCACTGGAGTTAGCTGGCGTTAGCTTTGGCGGCTTCTTCCAGGTTGTTGGTGCTGGATTCCAGAATCTGATTGCAGGTGTGTTGTCATGGGCGCTAGAGAACGAAACATCAATCAAGAGAGTTGTCACTATTTTCGCGATTGGATTTACAGAGCTGAGCAAGATTGTTGGCGCATTCGCAAAGTTCCTTGTTGGTGTTTTTAACACAGCATTTTCAACATTGCTTGGGAACCTTGATACTGTGTTGCAAAGGATTGAAGCAGCAATCAATCGTGCCAAGGCGGTTCAATCTTTAACGCCACAAAGAATTTCTCAATTCCAAGAGCAAGCACGTAAAGCGACCAACGAAAGATTTGGCGGTCCCGCTGGCTTGTTTACTTTCTTGCGTGCTGGCGAGGCCGATAAGTTTTACAACCAATATTTTGACAATCTTGTTGACAAGGCGACTAAGTCTGCAGGGGCCAAGAAATATACGGATACCGTCAGAAATATTTTGTTCCCTGAATTTACGCCTTCGTCATTCGGTACTGGCCTCGGCAATCAACAGCTCGCATCTCAACTTGCGGGTGGTGCTGGTGATGCCGCTGCAGCAAAAGCCAAAAAGGGCAAAGAGATTGTTGATCGTACAGACGAAGAGTTGAAGCTGATTAGGGAGATCAATCGCTTGCGTCGTGAAGGGTTGGATACTGAAGCTGAATTTATTGAGTTTGAGCTACGCAAGATTGAGATCGCGCTTGATTTGGATGCCAAGCGTATCGGGACTAATCGTGCAATTGAAAGAAGCGAAGAGAATAAAACAAAGCTTGCGCAAGCGTTGCAAAGCGCATTTAAAGGCTATGGCGATGAAGTGTTGAAATCATTGTCAGTACAACTTGAGATCAATCGCGCAATTCAAGATGCTGAAATCAAGGCTGGAATCATCACTGAAGAAAAAGCAAAGCAATTGCTAATTGAAAGACAAATTGCTGATTTTGTTACACGCTATCCAAGTGCATCCGCTGAAGCCGTCGAAAGATTCAAGGTTGCAATTAGCACCTCCAAGAAAGAGCTAACAGAAGCTGAACAGCTCGGCAAATCTGTTGTCACAACGTTTGCGGACGGACTTTCATTAGCTTTCGATTCTTTGTTTGATCGCGCTAAGAGCTTCAACGAAATCCTTAAGGATGTGCTGCGTTCCACTTCAAAACTGCTGTTCCAGTTTGCCTTGAAGGGAGCGTTGAAGGGTTTGTTCCCTGGTTTGGGCTTTGCTGATGGCGGCATCATGACTAGCAATGGTCCAATGCTGCTGAAGCGTTACGCCGCTGGTGGTATCGCCAACTCACCGCAACTTGCCATGTTTGGTGAAGGCAGCCAGCCAGAAGCGTATGTGCCCCTCCCTGATGGCCGTACAATCCCCGTGACGATGAAGAATGGTGGCAGCACCAACGTTGTCGTGAACGTTGACGCAAGGGGCAGTAACGTGCAAGGTGAACAAGGGGAAAGCGCTGCTCTAGGTCGTGCTGTTGCTGGTGCTGTGCAGGCAGAATTGATTCGTCAGAAGCGTCCTGGCGGTTTACTCGCGGCATAACCATGGCAGCCACTACTTTCACTTGGATCGCCAGTTACCCTGCAACGCAGATCAGCCAACCACGTGTGCGTCGCGTGCAATTTGGCGATGGCTATGAGCAACGCTTGCGGTATGGGTTGAATACAGACTTGAAGCAATGGGATCTTGTGTTTGAAAACAGAACAGATTCTGAGCGCACGGAGATCACGTCATTTCTTAGTGCACGCGGCGCTGTAGAACCTTTCAACTGGACAACACCGTTTGGGGCGACCAACTCTTATGTCTGTGACGAATGGCAAGCGGAGCACGCTGGGTACAACAGGAATACAATCACAGCACGTTTCAGGAGGGTGATTGACATATGAGCGAGATGTTCCAGGAGCTGCTTAGCTCCAACCCCTACGCGATCATTGAGCTGTTCGAACTTCACCTTGACGCGACGCTGCACGGCACGACGGAGATTGTTTACTTTCACCCTGGTGCCAATCAAAAGACAACGTCAGGGAACATCATCTGGAAGGGCAAGCCATACCAGGCACTGCCGATCGAGGTCGAGGGCTTTGAGTACAACGGCACTGGCCAGTTGCCACGGCCAAAGGTGCGCGTCTCGAACCTGCTCGGCAATATCTCGGCGCTGTTATTGAGTGTCAACAGCTTCACAATCGGCAACGATTTGACAGGCGCGAAGGTGATCAGGATTCGCACGTTGAGTAGGTTTCTTGACCCTGTCAATTTCACTGATGGCGTCAACCCTTATGGCGTACCGGCTGACGAGGAGATGCCACGTGAGATCTACTACATCGACCGCAAGTCAGTTGAGAACAGGGACGTTGTTGAGTTTGAGTTGGCGGCTGTGTTCGACCTGGCTGGCGTGCGTGCACCAAAACGGCAGGTGATCGCGAACATCTGTCAGTGGAAATATCGCAGCGCCGAGTGTGGCTACACAGGCAGCAACTACTTTGATGAGTATGACAATGCCTTGGGGGCCACGCCTGCAACCAACTTCAACTCAACCGCATTTGGCGCTCAGCTCAACGTCAACGAGACGCTGAATGAAGGCGACGCGATTGTTTCGTCAAATGGTTGGTATCGGGCGCTCATGCAGGCTGATGGCAACTTCGTGGTCTACAACAAGGCGAACGTGCCTGTCTGGGCGACTGGGACAAACCGTGGTGACGGCACTTGGCGGATCACAATGCAGGCTGATGGCAACCTAGTTATCGCCAATGGCAGCAGCGCGGTCTGGGCCAGCAACACGGTAGGCACCGCATCACCAACGGGCTTGGCATTCCTTGGCTGGTATCCAACAAATGTGTTGAACGGTCGCTCTGGTGGTTTTGGTTGGGAGTGCGTCGGATCATCACCTGCTAGTGCTGGGCTGACTAACACGCAGACAGAAACGTTCACGGTCAGCGGCCGCACGATCACAGTTCAGTTCACATTCACGTCTGCTGCGCTGCCTGTCGATCACTACACAGGTGAGTCGTTCGCTTGGAACATCATCAGCAGTCAGTCAATCAGCAGTTCAACAGGCAGCTACTACCAGGGAGAGGTGATCAACCTGCCCAAGACCCTGAGCAGCAACAACCCGTTCAGAAACAATCACCCAACGCTGGGCACCATGACGGAGGCGGGTCCGCAGTATGAGATCACAGGCGTCAGCGGCAACAGCAACAACAGACTCAGTATCACGACGACCGGTCAACTCATTGTGTACACAGGCGCCAACACCCCGCTCTGGACATCCAGTTACGCCAGCGCTGTCGAACCTCTAGTGCAGACCGGCACCGTTGACCCGTTGCGTGATGTATGCGGCAAGCGGATCAGTTCATGCCGGAAACGCTTTGGTGAGTTCAACGACTTACCCTTTGGATCATTCCCCAGCGCTGGTACGTTCTACGGATGACACACTGGAAACACAACGCGCTGGAACATGCGCTCAAGGATGCACCACGCGAGGCGTGCGGGTTGGTCGTCGTTATCAAAGGCCGCGAGCAGTATTGGCCATGCAAGAACCTGGCACCCGCTCAGGACTTCTTTATCCTTGACCCTGACGATTACGCCGCTGCAGAGGACGCTGGCGAGGTGATCGCCGTGTTTCATAGCCACCCGCAGACACCTGCGCAGCCAAGTCAAGCCGACCGTATGGCCTGCGAAAAGTCTGGACTGGTCTGGCACATCTGCAACCCTGGCACTGAGATGTGGTGCAAGATCGAGCCGGAGGGTTATGAGGCGCCGCTGATCGGGCGGGAGTGGGTGTGGGGCGTGAGCGACTGCTGGACGCTGGTGCGGGACTGGTACAAGGAGGAGATGGCGCTTGACCTGCCCGACTGGGAGCGGCCTGCATCACTGCTTGAGTTTCACAATGCCCCCATGTTCGAGCGGTGCTTCGCTGAGGCAGGCTTTGAAAACCATGGCATCAACGAGCCAGACTATGGCGACGCGATCCTGATGCAGCTTGACGGGTCACCTGGCCTGAACCATGTGGCCGTGTACGTGGGCGAGCAGCGGATCCTGCATCATTTACGCGGGCGGCTCAGTAGCCGTGACATCTGGGGTGGCTACTATCAGAAGAGCACAGGCTTGATCGTCAGGCACAGGAGCAGGTGTTGAGATGTTCCGCGTCATCAAGGTTTACGGCAAGCTGGCAAAGCATTTAGGGCAGCGCAGCTTCAAGGCTGCTGTGAAGACCCCGGCCGAGGCGATTCGATTCCTGCTTGCCAACTTCCCTGACCTGCGCGGTGTGCTGTCAGAGGGCGATTACAAGGTCACTGTTGGCCGTAATCAACTTGATCTTGTCGATCACCCAGAGCATTTGCACTTCCCTGTCGCCAGCCAGGAGCCGATCAGGATTGTCCCGGTGATCGCTGGTGCCGAGGGCGTTGGGCAGGTCCTTGCGGGTATAGCGCTGATTGCTGCTGCAATCTTCATTCCTGGCCTTGGCTTGGGTCTTGCTGGTGCAACGGTGACGCAGATTGGCCTGCTGGGTGGTGCGCTTGTGCTAGGCGGACTATCGCAAATGTTGACTCCTACGCCGACAATTAAACAAGGCATGGATGGTGACAACGACCCACGCAAGTCGTACAGCTTCTCTGGTATTCAGAACGTCTCGCGGCAGGGCGTGCCTGTGCCAATAATTTACGGCGAAGTGTTTACTGGAAGTATTGTCGTTTCGGCTGGCATCAACACTGAAGAGGTCGCGTCATGACGAAGCGTTTGATCGCTGGTGCTGGCGGTGGCGGTGGCGGCGGTGGCAAAGGCGGTGGCGGTGGCGGTGGCGGCGGTAGTGCAAACGTCACAAAAGACAATCTTGATTCACGGCAGGTAGCGCGGATCATTGACCTTCTTTGTGAAGGTGAGATCGAGGGATTCCCATCTGCTCGTGGTTACACGCTAGGCACGACGGAATACAACACAGCAATGTTGAAGGATGTTTATCTCAACAACACGCCAATCCTTCGCTCGACTGCCAACCCGTCTGCCGTTCAGGCTTCTGATTACAACTTCGACACAACTGGCGGCGTCTTTGAGTTTCGCACCGGCACGCAGAATCAGACTTATACGCAGAACGTAGGCGACGCCAACCAGAGCACCACAGTCGTCAACACAAAAGTCACGCAGGCAGCCGCGGTTACGCGGTCGATCACTGACCCTGATGTCAATGCTGTGCGCGTCACGATCGGCACGCCTGCACTTCAGATCTTCAAGAACAACGGCGACGTCGAGGGCGCTGTCATTCAATACAGGATTCAAACGTCATACAGCGGTGGACCATTTACAACTGTTGTTGAAAGTGAGATCAAGGGTCGCACGGCTGATCTGTATCAACGCATTCATCGCATTGACCTGACTGCAGCAGCACCGGTTGACATCCGCGTCGTGCGTGTCAATGCAGATGCTGCACCATCAGGTGAGCAGACAGAGAACAGCGACTTTTATTGGTACGACTACACCGAAAAGATCAACGCCAAAACCACCTATCCCAACAGCGCACTATTTGCCGTCAAGCTCAGCGCTGAACAGTTCAACAGCATCCCCTCGCGCTCGTATCGCCTGCGTGGCCTCAAGGTGCGCATCCCTAGCAATGCCACCGTCAACCAGACCAACGGCCGTCTGATCTATGCGGGCACATGGTCAGGCAACTTTGGTGCAGCACAGTGGACGACAGACCCCGCGTGGATCCTGTGGGACCTGCTGACCAGCAAGCGGTACGGGTTCGGTGATCACATCGACGCGACGCAGCTCGACAAGTGGAGCTTCCTTGCCGCTAGTCAATACTGCACCGAGGTGGTCTCTGATGGGAAGACAGGCCAGGAGCCGCGCTTCTCGTGCAACGTCGTCATTCAAACGCAGCAGGAAGCGTTCAAGCTGATCAGCGATCTGTGTTCAGTATTTCGCGCCATGCCGTTCTGGGCTAATGGCACGCTTGAGATTGCGCAGGACCGGCCGCAGGACTACAGCTACATCTTCAACCAGACCAACGTAACCGAGGAAGGATTCAGCTATAGCGGCAGCAGCCTAAAGACACGGCACACCGTCGCTGTTGTGCAGTATTTCGACATGAACCTGCGCGACCTTGCCTATGAGGTGGTCGAAGACAAAGAAGGAATCAACAAATTCGGTGTCGTCAAAACGGAGATTTCAGCGTTCGCCTGCACCAGTCAGAACCAAGCCCGCCGCGTTGGCGAATGGTTGCTGTATACCGAACAGAACGAGACTGAGGTCGTCAGCTTCAAGACGGATATCGCGGCAGGCATCACGGTGCGGCCTGGTGACCTGATCAAGATTGGCGACCCTGTGCGTGCTGGTGTGGTGCGCTCCGGCCGCTGCATAAGTGGTTCAACAACGACGGTGGTCAAGCTCGACCGCGATGACGTTGCACTGTTCCCGAGTGGTCCGCCGAATGACTTCACGTTCAACGTGCTGCTGCCTGATGGCACCTTGGCGGTGGTTGCCGGATCGAATCTGGTTGGCAACTCAGTCAGCACTGGCACGGTCTTGACTGCAGCGCCTGTTGCTGGTGCGCCGTGGACCATTGGCGACTCCGCCGTTCAGATGTCAACGTGGCGGGTGCTGACGATCAAGGAGGAAGGCGACGCCTTTGCTGTTACGGCTGTTGCCCATAACCCAAGCAAGTATGACTACATCGAGCGGGACATCCCCCTAAGCCAGCGCGACGTATCAGACCTGAACGAACCGCCCGAAACGCCAACCAACCTAGGCGTCAATGAGGTGCTGTACGAAAGCAACGGGCAGGTGCTGTCGAAGCTGATCATCGGCTGGCGTGCTGCTGCTCGGGCACTTAGCTATGAGGTGCGCTACCGGTACAACAACGGCAACTGGGTGGCGAACACAACCCGCTCGGTTGACTTTGAGATTGCCAACAGCGACGTTGGCCGCTACGAGATCGAGGTGACAGCACTGGGCGCGATCAACAGCAAGCGCTCGACACCCGCCGTCAAGACCTTCGACGCGATCGGTAAGACCGCACCACCCGCCACGATCCCTGATTTGTTCATCGCCCCGATCGACGAGCACACGGCTGAGCTGTATTGGCCGCAGGCGGTTGACCTGGACGTGAAGATCGGCGGCAAGATCCGCATCAGGCACACGCCTATCACGGATGTCACGGCGACATGGGGAAAAGCGAACGACATCGTGCCAGCCGTTGCAGGCAGCAGCACACGCAAGATCGTGCCACTGCTTGAGGGCACCTACTTCATCCGCGCTTTTGACTCGCTTGGCAATGAGTCGTCAGGCGTGGCCACAGTCGTGGTTGACCTGCCCGCTCCTCAGGACCTGCTGCTGGTGCAGGAATATAGAGAGGAAGACAACAGCCCGCCATTCAACGGCACCGGTACGAACTTGTACTACAACGAAGCCGAGGTGGGCCTAGTGCTGGCGGCTGATGAGCTGGTCGATGACATGGCCACCGATAACAACTGGGACGGCCTTGGCCTGATTGACTACATCGGCGGCTCAGCCAGTGAGGGCAGCTATCAGTTTTACGAAACGCTGGACCTTGGCGCTACCTATGACCTTGGCCTGCAGCAGATCCTTAAAACACGCGCCTACGAGCCGGGCAACACATGGGACGAACGCCTTGACCTGATTGATCTGTGGGATGACATCGACGGCGATGACCTTGGCGCGGCTAACTGCCAACTGTTTGTCAGAACCACCGGTGACAACCCGTCTGGCACGCCGACCTGGGCAAGCTGGCAGCCGTTTGTAAACAACACTCATCGTGGGCGCGGGTTCCAGTTCAAGGTTGTGGCCACCACCACCAACGCGGCGCAGAACGTGGTGATCGAGGAGCTGGGCGTGATTACGCACTTCGAGCGGAGGACTGAGCAGCAACGCAACTTGAGCAGCGGCGCCGGATCGTATGCGGTCACATTTCCGACAGCGTTCTACGGCACGCCAAGCGTGGGTATCACCGCGCAGGACATGGCAACGGGTGACTATTTCACGGTCGGCAGTATCAGCAGAACTGGCTTTACAGTGACCTTCCGCAATAGTGGCGGTAGCATGGTGAGCAAGACCTTTGACTACCAGGCCGTCGGTCACGGCAGGCAGATCACCTAATGGCACAGGCAACTGACTACAACATTGCAAACCAGTCAGGCGCCAACTTCCGCGCTGAACTGAACACGATCCTTGCAGCGGTCGTCAGTCAGAACTCCGGCTCTGCAGCACCGACCACCACCTACGCGTACCAGCTTTGGATTGACACAGGCGCCAGCCCGAACCCACTGCTAAAGCTGCGCAACGGTGCGAACAGCGCATGGATCACGATCGGTGATGTGACCGTCGCCAACCTTGGTCTGGCCGCTCTGTCGGGTGCAACCTTTACGGGTGACATCACGCTCAATGCCCAGTCGGACTTGCGGTTCGCTGATTCTGATAGCAGCAACTGGGTCGCGCTGCAGGCACCTGCCACGGTCAGCAGCAACGTTACTTGGACCCTGCCCGCTACGGACGGCAGCAGCTCACAGGCATTGAGCACCAACGGCAGCGGCGTGCTGTCATGGGCAAGCTTTGCGGCACTGGCCACAGCGCAGACATTCACTGCTGCTCAGAGGGGCACGATCTCGGCGCTGACTGATGGCGCAACGATCACGGCAGACTTTGCACTGGCCAACAACTTCTCGGTCACACTGGGCGGCAACAGGACACTGGCCAACCCAAGCAACCTGACAGCAGGGCAAAGCGGCGCGATCTGGATCACGCAGGACGGCACCGGCAGCCGGACCTTGGCCTACGGCAGCTACTGGGACTTCACAGGCGGCACTGCGCCGACGCTAACCACCACCGCCGCTGCCCGTGATTGCCTGATTTACGCAGTGCAGTCAACCACGCAGATCACCGCCACCTTGATCACCAACCTGAGCTGATGCTGGTCCCCGGTTCCGCCAACCCGCTCCTGCTTCGTAGTGCTGCTGCCGCTGCAACGGGCATCTCTAGGAGCATCCGCCTGAATGCACCCGACTCGGCGTATCTCAGCCGCACCCCCGCATCTGCTGGCAACCGCAAGACCTGGACCTGGGCGGGGTGGGTTAAGCGAGCAAAAGTCACGGGCACACAAAAGCTATTTATTGCTTCCAGTGGTGGGAGCGAAGGAGGGATTCAGTTTTACACCGGAACCGACAACACAAGCATTGAAGTCTACGATTACACGCCAAATGCATACAACTGGCGATTAGATACAACAGCCGTATTCAGAGACCCTGGAGCGTGGCTGCATATTGTGTATGCGTATGACTCCACCCAGGCCACAAGCTCGGATAGGATCAAGCTATACATAAACGGAACGCAAATAACAGCGTTTTCAACCTCCTCATATCCTTCTCAAAACTTTGACGGCTACATAAACAACAATATTGCCCATAACATTGGAGCAAAGCCAGGGTCTTCTGTTGAATATTTCGACGGCTACCTAGCCGACATCTACTTCATCGACGGCTCCGCTCTCACCCCCAGCAGCTTCACCGAAACCGACGCCACCACCGGCCAGCTCATCCCCAAGGCGTTCTCGGGATCATACGGCTCACAAGGCTGGCATCTGGAGTTCGCGGACAACAGCAGCAACACCGCGACCACATTAGGGAAGGACACTAGTGGCAACAGCAACAACTGGACCCCGAACAACCTGTCGGTCACCGCTGGCGCAGGCAACGATTCGCTGGTGGATGTGCCGACCAACGGCGCGCAGACGGATACGGGCGTGGGGGGTGAGGTAAGGGGGAATTACTGCACTTGGAATCCACTTGATAACGGAAGCATTACACTAGCAAACGGCAATCTTGACACTTCTACCACTACAGCGTCCAACAAACTTGTGCGGGGCACAATCGGCGTAAGCACTGGAAAGTGGTATTGGGAGGTTTCTGTTACGGCCAAAAACAACGATGTGCTTGGTGTGGCTAACCGCACGTTAGCGCTTACAGGCGTTACGCTTGCGAATCCAGGTGATACAAACAGCTCGGGCATATATACGGCAAGCTTTTCAAATGGCAGCATTTTAGGGTTTGCACTTGATCTTGATTCCGGCAAACTCTTTATTGCAGAAAACAACACCTGGAAAAACAGCGGGAATCCTGTAACAGGCGCAAATCCTTGGAGTAGCTCTCTAACGTCTGGTCCTTATTTCCCTGCTCACACACTTTACAACTTTGACGGCGTTCCTCAGTACAGTTGGAACTTCGGCCAACGCCCCTTTGCCTACACGGCCCCCAGCGGCTTCAAGGCGCTCTGCACGGCCAATCTGCCCGCGCCATTAGTCACAAAGCCTAATACTGTTTTTGATGTTGCTCTTTACACAGCAAATGTCAGCGGCGGTAAAACAATTACGTTACCGGGTAGTTTTGGCCCTGGGCTTGTCTGGATCAAAAACCGCGACAACGTAGAGCAGCACTATCTTGCTGACAGGGTTCGCGGTGATGGTTCCAACAAGTATTTGCGCAGTAATTCGACCAACGCCGAAGGCGGCGTGATTTCCGGCGACTGCAGTATCACCTTCAACACAAACGGCTTCACCCTGACGGATCCAGACTGGACAATCGGTGAGTTGTACTTCCAGAACCGAACCTACGCGGGCTTTTGCTGGGACGCCGGAAGCTCCACCGTCACAAACACACAAGGCTCCATCACTTCTAGTGTCAGGGCCAACGCCACGGCGGGGTTCTCGATTGTTACTTTTACTGGTAATGGATCCACAGGTGCCACTGTTGGACACGGACTAGGTGTTGCTCCAAAGCTTATCATTGAAAAATCGCGAACAGCTTCTTTTGATGGGTCATGGTGGGTGCATCATGCCAACATGGGGTCAGGAACTCTTAGGCTTAACAGCACTGATGCCGTAAGAACTGATTTTCCATCTGGATGGATTAACAACTCACCAACATCCTCAACTTTTTCATTTACAGCAGGCAGTGGAGGTACAGTAAACAACGTCAACATTTCCGGTGACAACTACGTCGCCTACTGCTTCGCCCCAGTAGTCGGGTACTCTAGTTTTGGTTCATATGTAGGGAATGGATCGTCAGATGGGGTTTTTGTGTATACCGGGTTTAGGCCCAGATGGGTTTTAATCAAACAGAGTTCTGCGTCTGGGGAGGCGTGGTTTCTGCTCGATACAGCAAGGTCGCCCTACAACGTATCTCAAGAATACCTTGTCCCTAATGCATCTAATAGCGAATCAAGTGCATACAACATTATGGACATACTCTCCAACGGATTCAAACTCAGGGCCACAGGAAGTGTCAGCTCGTTCAACGGATCCGGAGCCACCTACATCTACGCCGCCTTCGCGGAGTCGCCGCTGAATTACAGTAGAGCGCGCTAAGATTATATAAGTTGCTCTATTCCTGTTGTCCCAACGCGCTCAGATGGTCGGACGAAAGTTTGGCCTGCTCACGGTCTTAGAGGAAGACGGATACATAGGACAACATCTGGCGTATAAATGCAAATGCAAATGCGGCAGTGTCAAAACGATTCAAGGCAATTCCTTGCGATCAGGCAATACTGGTAGCTGCGGTTGCCGGAAAAAAGTAGACCTAACTGGTTATGAAACAAAACACTGCAAAGTGCTGGATCAAACACGAACCGGGTATTGGAGAATCAAATGTAAGCACTGTGGCAAAGTACACGAACAACACGCCAGAGAAATAAGAAAAGAATCTCAGCCACGTAATTGTGCACAATTCAAAGCACACAACTGGTCTGGCCTAGACAGAGAGGATGCTATCGTCCGCAGAAAATACGGGATTTCCTTAGAGCAATATGAAGATTTAATTCAAAAACAAGGAGGCGGTTGCGCCATTTGTGGAAGAAGCAACGAGCCAGATGGTCGAAGGCTTTCGATTGATCACGACCACGAAACCGGATTGACTCGCGGAGTGTTGTGTTACGCCTGTAACAAGGCTTTGGGTTTATTTTATGATAAAAAAGATTTACTTTTGAAAGCTCACGCCTATTTAAGCGACCCACCCGCAAAGATTTATCTTGGAGTTGGATGACCCTTCCAATACGCCCGCGCCAGGTGAGTAGTGAACAAGGGTTCTGTGGCGGCTTGACAGGGTGATAAGGTGGTGGAGCAGCGGTGCGCTAACACCCTGCCCCTGTGACCGCCGATTGGAGGATCGACGATGACCCAAGATTACAAGCACCCCATCACCCCACCAGAAGAGCTGGTACTAGCATGGGCTTCGCTTGTCGAGCCTCATGGCATTGCGGATGTCTTTGCCTCTATTGCTCAATGGGGTTCCGACCAGGAGCTGGAGGCGTGCGTGGCGTTCGTTAAGTTCCACGAAGGCGAAAGTCTGGCTCGTGACCTGCGCAAAACCCGTCGCCCTAAACCGCTGACCTTAAAGGAGCAGGCGCTGGCTGCGCTAGAGCATTTGGATGATGCCACTGCATCTCAGATGGACACAACTGAAGCCGTTCAGATCATTGGCCTCGCCCTGGAGCAACTCGATGACTAACCAACACCCCACCACCCCGCCGCCAGAGCTGGTGCAGCAGTGGGCGTCCGAGTGGATGCATCTTCAAAACGTCAACCGCGACAATTTCATCGCTGACTGCGCCGCTCAATGGGGGAGTGATCAGGAGCTGGAGGCGTGCATTGCTTTGGTTCGCCGTGGCCCTTGGTGCTCGGAAAAACTCCGCGCCGCCCGCCGCCCTAAGCCGCCAAGCTTGCGGCAGCGAGCATTAGAGGCACTTGAACTTGTCGAGTCGGATCTTGGCATGGGAGAAGAAACAGACACCATTCGCCGTG